ATACATTTTACACTTTCCGGCAGTTCTCGTACCTGAAAGCACGCCGATGAGCAAAGGAATTTTCAACGTGTCGGCGACACGTTTTGAATATTCGCAGAGCTTGCGAGCGCGACCGCCTTTCGCTGATCGAAACTGAGGGTACACGAAAATGGCACGTTCTTCTGCAACGATAGATTTTGAGTACCACATAGCGCCGATGCGAATGAGTACCAGTCCTTCAATGTCTTTCGTGCCAATCGGTCCGATCACCGCGCATAGCCCGTGATCGCAGTTGAGAGCTGGCCAAATCTCGCGCGCCAGTAATTCAGCAGAGGCGTCTAGAAATCCATTCTCTTCGCAGGCAGTAATAGCGAGCCGCATGACTTCTGGCATGTCATCGACCGTCGCCAACCTGATGCTGAGATTCTCTTCAATCACGTTTCGGTCCCGGCAATTTTTGCAGCGTCTTGATCAGCTCTTTGCGGACGCGCTTGACGAACTCGTCCAAAACTTTATGGCCGCTGTCCAAATCGCCGCCGCCAATCTCGCGAACTACATCCGGATGAATCACGAACTCGCCGCCCGCGGCTAGAATCGGCACGCTGTTGTCGCCGCGTGTTGCGCCGCCTTTTTTCATGCCATATGGCGTCTTGCCTTGGCCGTATGGAGCCGCGCTGTGGGCGCCGTAGGGTGTGCCGCCGAAGACGCGCTTGGCGTGTTTGAAGCCGGCTATAGTGTTCCCCTCCCCGCCGGCACTCAAAATGTCGGCCGGGAGCACGTAGGCTCCCGAATTCACGCGCATCGGTAGGTGGTCGGTGCGACCGGCGACAGACGAGTGAATCGGGCCGTTGTGAATTTCGTCGACGCGACCACCAGAGTCGCGCGCAATTCGCAGTGCCTTTTCGATACTCATACGGCCTGTACCTGACTGATAAGCAGACCGCTGGCGAACGTCATACTGCCCTGGTGGCCTCCTCCGGTTAAAGCGGCGGTGACAATCGTACCCGTAAACGCCGTTTTCCACGACACCGGCGCGCCTGGACCGCCGCTGACCAGGGTCTGCCCGGCGAGCCCATAGCCCCCACCGTTATAGAAAAACCACGCCCCTGAGACGAACTCGTCCCAGACGATTGAAGAATTCCAGCGGTGGCGGATGACCCCGGAGGTGCCGTTCAAAGTGGTGGCCAAAAGGTGCACATTCGCTCCCTGGCTTCCGACTACGCCACCAGATAGGAAGGCATCTCCAGGTATGCCGCCATTGGTGGCATTACCGCCCTGAAGGACGGTCAGGCCGCCATTACCGTTGAATGATGTGCCACCCTGAAGTTGCAAAAGGCCGCCAAATCCGCCAAAGGAGGCGCCGGCAATAATGAATAGCTCGCCGCCCGCTGCGGTCCCGGAGGGTTGGGTCTCGCCTGCGGTGATGCCGAGAAAATTGCCAGGCGTGACCGAGTCGAACGCCTCATCCGTGCCGATCCAAAATGCTCGAGGCGTCCCTGAGCCGCCTGGGCCGTAGCCTGAGCCGAGTAACAAAAACGGCCCATTCACGCCCGATGGGGTGGGCACGTCCTGGCCGTACTCGAGATCCGCGCTGCCGGCGAAGGTGCCATTGGGCCCGGCGTACTGAATATCGCCAGATTGGAAGGTCGGATTGTACGGCGCGCCTCCTGGCCCAGGAGCCGTCGGACCGCCGATGAGCCAGTCGAATGGCGTCACTGGCGCACCCGCTTCGGGCTATGTGTGAAATAAAGCACTGCGTGATTCACGCCGCCAAGTTGGATATGCTCCTCGATATCAGCGATGAGTTCAGGCACAAGTGATGCGCGCGCGACGCCTAATCGTGCGAGCACCATGTCGACGAGCTGGTTGAGTGCGTGGCGCTCTTGGGCGTTCATGAGTAGCTCCCGCTGACGGTCTGTCCGACGCCGGGTATCAAAAGTATGCCTACTGCGGTTGGAAAGGACACTTTATACACTCCCACGATATTCGGAAGAGGGATCATGGTCTCCGTGGTATCACCGGTCGATGCTGAGTCGTACACATAGCCGGTCGTGGTGCCGGCGGAAATGATCGAAATTTCGCAGATGCGCCCTGGGCTAGGCTTGATCACCGTGGCACTCGTGATGGGACCGAAGTTCGCGATGCCGGCGATGTTGGCGTAGGTGGTGGAGGCATTGTTGACGGCGATAACCAGGTTGCGCAGTGCCGTGAGTAAGTCACTTAAGGAGGCTGAGCCTGTGGGCGCGGGGACTGGGTTTGGAGTACTCACTGTTGATACCCCCATGCATTGGGGGTAATATAAGATTCATGAAGGAAACCGACATAGATCCGAAGTTGCTTCAGGAATATTTTTCCTACGATCCGAACACCGGTGATCTTAGGTGGAAAAAATACAGATCCGCCAGAGCTAAGCCTGGAGACAGCGCTTGTCATCTTCAACTGTCGAGATCCAGACCAGGGTCGCCTCTCAAAAAACGATATATCGTCGGCTTTGGTGGCAAACTCATTTTTGTTCACAGACTTATATGGGCACACCAAACCGGTGCGTGGCCGACAAATAGAGTCGATCACGTAAACAGAGATCCAAGTGATAATCGATGGTGCAATTTGCGAGAGGCGACTGATTCCGAAAATAATTTCAATAGGGAATTCAAAAAAACTGTATCCGGTTATAAAGGCGTTTACTTTAGACAGAAAGACAAGAAATGGATTAGCACGATTATGGCGAACGGCAAGGTTTACTACCTTGGACGGTTCGACACGAAAGAAGACGCCAGTAAGGCTCACAAAAAAGCGGCTGAAAAATTGCATGGACAGTTTTCTAGTTACATCGATCATATGCGGCCGTCAGGTGCAAAGCGATAACGAATGTTTCCTATGCGCCAAAAACTACCTAAATCGTTCGAAGATATTTTTACGGCTACTAATCTAGCGCGTAGTCTCGTATAGAAAAACTCAGTTGCTTGACTCACAGTATATGGACCGTAAGTGGTTGGAGTATCACCAGGATAGTCCGCGGCAATAAAGGAAATCTGAATTTGAGCCGTCGGCGATTGACTTAACTGACCAAATTTAAAATCCGGCCACACCCAGTCGACGAACGTCTTATTATCGCCTTCGCTGATCGAAAAATACCCTGTCTGAAACGACGAATTCATTGCCGTTCCATCTGCATCGTTACTCGTCTCGTGCTGGTAGATATAGAGCGACGCTGGATCGGCACCCACTGGCGGTCCTAACACCGATTGATCGACCCACGCTGAGCGTCCGAGTGCGCCGTAATCCCAGACGTTAAGGTACGTGTTGTACTTGACGTAAGAATCGACTTCGCCAGTGCCGTTCGCTGACGGGTAGAACCACTGAATTTCGCCAAATCTGCTGTTGACTGCGACGCGAATTTTCGACAGGTTCGCTTGATTCAGATTTTGGTATACGACGTCCCACACCGGACACGGCAACGGCTGCACGCCATTCACTGACAAAGTAAAGAACTGCGCCGGTCCCATCCAGTAACCGATGCCATTCGAGAACGCCGCGGCCTTTCGCGCAATGAGCCCGCAACCGGTGCCGATTTCGTTAAATCCGTAGACTAATGGCAGCCCAATATATTGCATCGCCCAGCAGTCGATATCGGTCCAGATGATGCCTTGTTGCGGGCCTTGCACCGCGCCGACGATGTGGGAGCCTTTTGGGATGCGATAGTCCCCCGCTTGATTGGTGACTAAATCAGTCCATTGATTGTAGTTGCCGACATCGCTCCAGCGAATAAGCAATGGATCTTGGATCCCCGTTTCGGTTGATCCCCAGCAGACTATTTGCCGCTGCGGCATTGCCACGAACATACCGTCATTCACCGGGGGCGCCTCAGGGATAATGCTCGCCGTCGGCTGTCCTGGCGGCCATGCGTAAATGGGCTGGAATGGCGTGCCGGCGCCCCCGGCCTGGATCGGACACGCAAGTAAAATCTCGCCGAAGTTATCGAGCGTCCAGTCGGTCGCATTGATATCGGTGCCGACTGCGGGAGAAATCGGCGTGCCGGTGCCGTAGCCGCCAGAACCATAAGGCCCGACGCCATAGCCCGTGCCTGGCTGGATCGCGCCTTGCCCAAAGGAATAGATGAACTGCGCGTTACCGTTATTGATCGTCACGGTCTGCGCAGATGTGGCGGATGACGCAGCGATAATCGTGAACTGATTCGCGTTCGATAAATTCTGCACCACGTAATTTCCGTACAGCGTCACGCCTCCTACGGAAGTAGGCACGAGTATAGGGAACGTGTTACCAGCAGCGTAGGTGTAATTCGGCAGCGTCACGACGATAGTGCTGGAATTTAAGACCGTCGTGAAAGATGGCAGCACCGGCAGCGTCGAGGTCGAAGTCGCTGGATTGAAATTCCCCAGCTGATCTGTCGACCAGACCGTGTACGCGCCAGGTAAAAGGATGCCGTCCGGCGAACATGGATACAGCCCAAATAACACAATGCCGCCAATGGATATTTGCGTCGCGATATAGACCGAATCGTAATTGGTGATCCCGACCGTGGTGTTATCGGTAATCAGGATCGAATAGCTGCCAGCCTGAGAGGATGCTATCGGCGGCACATTATCCGTGGTCGAAGTTGGCGTGATGTCGGCGAGCGTGCCATTGGTGATGACGGCGAGTTGCGCGTGAGTCGTGCTCGGAATCGTCTGCGTGCCTAACGCAAGGCGAGCGTTGAGATTCAAGTCCTCCCACGCCCACAGAGCGCGGACGATGGCTGTTATAGGCGTTGCAAAGAATTTTTGCCATCCGCCGAGTTTTTGTGCAAGCGAAATGCCATTGGGATCGTAGAAAAATCGCACCAAATTTGTGGCCGAGATGCCGCCATTCTCATTGAGCGCAGCGGTCTCGTTTAAATTGGCGCCACCAACGAGTTTGAGTGCGGCGTGCGGCATTATCTAGTTGGCGTCGCCGCAGTCGGCGTTGTGTAACCCGTCCACGCAGAGCCATGCTGACTCTTGGTATCCTCATCTTCGACCGCGCCTAAGCGTAGCACCTGGTACTGTTTCTCGTATGACATGGACATTTCGGTATCTGCCGAGGTCGCACTAAAGTTGCGCTGGAACGCCGATACAAAGATCATTGAGGCGATGATCAACATGTCAGGGTAGTACGCAGAAATGTACGTGTACTGCGTATCGGCAGCGCCAGCGGCGTTATAATTAAAGAGCGATGGCATCTTTACTGTGCCGGTGATGCGCACCGTGTAAGGGAAATTTGGCGGCGGCCCAAGTAAAATATTGGTATTCGTGTCCTGACCGGGTGAATTAAAGTTGTCTCCATACATAGCGAAGTACTGCGGCGTGCCAGCACTTGAGAGACCGCCGTAGCAATTCTGAATGAACTCTTTTGATACCGGCATCAACGGCGTCGAGTTAACGACCGTGGCGTTCGCCAGCGTCAGGACTTCAAGCGTCTGAATGGTGAAAAAATCGTCCGCGTCGATCTGCAGCAAATTATTTCCCGCAGTGAGGGGGTAATTATTCGACGTCTGCGATGGCAGCAAATCAAGGTCGCGCTGTATCCGCAACTCGCTATAGTTGAGTATCTGTTCCGTGATCGTCTGCATGGGCACATCGACGAACTGCCACACGCCCGCGACTTCTTCAGCCAGCACAACCGCCATCGCAGAGATCTGCTGGATGAAGTCGTTATACGATAGTGGGTTGGTATTGGGACCGCTCACGCTGGCGTAGTCTCCGGGCCAATTGTAAATCCTACTGCCTGTAATATAGACAAGCAGGTATTTGGGCTTATTTGGTGCGCCGGAATCCACAGTGGGAACGGAATATAGCCCAAGTGTCCAGGCTTCCAAAAAGTTCGGCTGACGTGCTGTATCTCGTTGATCTGGTACGCCGAGCATATGTAGTGCCCTGGATCATGCTTACCGCGGTCGAACATGAATTCCATGATGTCTGAGCGGCCATAGGCATCGCCGATCTTGGCCCGCGCGTTTTTTTCCCATTCTTTGTATTCCGCTTGGGTTACTTTAAGTGTCGCGCGCCGCTTACGAATCCATTTCTCAGATTCCGGTTTGCGAATCTGAACGCCAGGCGGCACACCTGCAATCGCGTCATTTCTCGCATCTATATACCGGCCATCACTAAGCACACCTGCGCAGTGCGAGTAGCCGCCCGGCCCCTGGCCAAACCAACTGATGAGCTTCGAGGAGGTATTTGGTCCCATCAAAAAATCAATGGCTATCTCACTCATTTCTCACCTTCAGGTCTAGCACACGCGTTTTTAATAGCTTCTTTATTGGGATTCCAAAAATGATCGACTTCACTTGCTCTCAGCACCTTAATAACCGTGCTGATGCAATTGCACATCACGCACAGGCAATCTCCGTTGGCGTACAAAATCCACGTCGAACTCCCACACCCGCAAAACCACCCCTGCGCCTCTTCGCGTTGGCGCGGAAATTTTATGATCTTCGCGGTGTGGGAAGGAGCGCTCAAGTTTTCGCTGGTATCGTAACTGCCGGCGCTGCCGCTGTGGTCAGCACCTGCTGCATCTGCGTGTTCACCAGCGCGGCCAACTGCGCCAGTAGTCCTTGCTCGATCCCAGGGAGCGCTGCTAGTAAGTCAACTTCCAGTTTGGTGAGTTGCGCCGTGATATTGAGCGCTGTCGGATTCGCTGCAATGTTGGTGAAGAAGGCGGCGATCAGCGGCAAAGCGGCTTTATTCAAGTCAGTCTTCGCGATGGCAATGAGCTGTTGAAGAATCTGTGCAATGTTCACGTTAAATCTCCTCGTCTGTTTCAGGTACATCGGGCGGTGAAGGCGGTGTTTTATCCGGCGGCGGGGATGGGGGCCATTTACCTGGCTTGGGCTCACGCTGCGGTTTTTTGGTACTCATATTTTCTCCGGTGGTTTTATTAAAGGGTCGGTAACAATTTGCGTTGGCGGCGGCGGCGCTGGAACGACTTTTGAGCCTTCCGGCACGACTAAAGGTGCTGGCATTGTTGTCGAAGTGGTCGTCGTTGTGGTCGTGCTTGGATCAGGCAACGCGGCCGGTCTGGCGCGGCTATAAAAAAAGTTCATCATCAAAGTTAAGATCGTGATGAGCGCTGCGATCACGGATGTCAAGATGGTGGTGCCAGTCTCGCTCAACTGCGTCCTAAAGAGTACGAGCACAAAGACTAGACCGATAATGGCACAGAGCAGGATGGCTGCAAACCATACTTGTGCTCTGGCAAGAATCAAGTCCGCATCGGCTTGCTTCACTTCGCCTCCTCACGCCCCTGTTCTAGTCCAATCGCATGGCCTTCCGCAGTACCTTGGGCGAGTTTTGCTGCTCCCAACTTTGTCACGACGCCATCAGTTGCAGTTACAACCGTAGTCTTAACTTCATCCATTTTTTTACTTAGTTCGAGTCGCGCCTTTCGAGCCTCATTTTGCCCACGTATCTGCACCACAATTCCGCCAAGCACACCAGCGAGGGAAGATAGCGCTGTGATGATCAAAGCAATTTCCGTCCCTGAAAGCTCAATGCTAACCTCGCGCGGCTGCTCGGCTGCAATCGCCACAAGGCTTAAGACAACCGCGAGGGAAAAGACCATCAGGCGATGTAGTCTGGAGACAGCCATTATTTACGCCAAAACACTAAAACACCCAGTTGCACGACTAGCACTATGCCAACGCCGATATAAACGAGGCGCGCCAAATCATCGATTCGACGATTTATCACATCGCGTGCGAGTTCCGAAGTCTCGCGCGGCATGTATTTGTGAGCTTCCTCCCGATACTGCGCGCGCCAATGGTTCAGGTCATCCAAGCGACGCTGCAATTCCGTATCCTTTATCATGTGCGTGCGTTCATCTGCTTTGCGTAATTCCATAATCAGTTCGCGCAAACCTTTTAATTCCGCCCATATGACGGACAAGTCTCCTGGATTTTCCGTCACTATTCACCTACAGACGGCCGGCCACAAGCAGCACAATCAGTATCAGCAACAGCAATCCGCCGCCGCCGACACCATATTGATGCGGATACCAACCAGCGAATCCGCCGCCAAAGGCTCCGAGAATCAGAAGGATCAAAATAATTGCCAGAAGACTCATGGAATTCTCCTATCGATCATTCAAATGCGGCAACCTCACATGCCCACCGCCAACAACTCCGCTCAAGACTTGCACTAAGATGATGAGCATGGCGATTCCACAAATCACTCGTACAACTACCACCGCAGGCGGCGCAATCTGTGGGAAATAGGTAGTGATAATCCAGATGATCACCCAGCCCACCACACCGATGATGGCGCAGTAGACAAGCGCCCAAAGTAAAGCGAATAAAATATCCATTCGAATCTCCTTTAAGGATCAGTAATCGTCAGTGTATTCCCCGCCACCCATGGCACGGTAGTTTTGAAATTCGTCATGGCCAGCACGCTCGCACCCACAAAGCACGTCAGATGCGTCATGCCGATGCCAATGCAACCTTCCAAATCAGCGACCGTGTTGGCGACATGAATGAGGCACGCGGTACGAAAGTTAGGGAATGCTGGATCAGGCTCGTGGATGACGCCAAGCGCTGGATTGACCAGAGCAAATGTAAAAGGATGCTTAAGGGTATCGTGCAACGCGAGAGCATACAGCCCCGATGGCACGCACGATTTATCAGGCTCGCCGCCGGGGAATCCTTGCTCAGGCATCCATGGCAGTTCGAGCGAATGCACGGTCGTCCCATCGGGGAGCACGATATTGCCTTCGGTGCAGGTCTCGCTCATCGAGGTGCGCTGTAGGGTGATATTCACTTACGCATTCCTAAGCACAATTGCGATATTCGCTTGACTTAAATTAGCCCCCGTCTGCGCGATGTTCGATATCGCCGCATTCGCCGGTAGCCCTGTGGTCGCCGCCGTATAGAGTCCCATGCCGCCAGGGAAATTCGAGTTCGAGGTCGTACCCGCGCCAAATTCGGCATAATTCGCCGCTGTCTGCAGCCCAGCGCCGCCCATGATCGAAATCGTCTGCGCGATGTTCGTTGTCGAGAGCCCAATCGACGAGGACGCCGTGATCATGTTGAACCCAACGAAATACTCGCCTGGCGGCAGATTGAAATTCATCGGCACCGATATCGGGCGCACCGCCGCTTGCTGCAGATACGTGGCGCCTCCTGAATTCGAGGCGTAGGAATACGTCGTTTGCGTTGACCCGCTAGACATCGACGATAGCGTCGAGGCGTTGTTCGAATAGATCGCGGCATACGCCGAAAGTGCGACGGCGCACGTATTCGTCGTCGCCGAGCTGCCCGCCGCCCATGACACAAGTGCATCCACGCGCGAGCCTGTGATTGGATTTAAGACCGGCATGTACTGGAATGAGAGCGAGCCGTTGCCAAACGCCGACACTGCGGTTAATTGATTGCCGCCCGGTACGACTAATCTAGTCAGGTACGGCTGCACGAGTGATATTCCGGCCGTGTTGAGCGAACCTGAAATCTGGATGCCCTGCGTGCTGCCGTAGCTAAATCCAGTGCCGGCATAGGTCGATGCCACAGAGCCTGTGAGCGTGCCAGCGTTGAGCCCAAAGGACACGCCATTCGAGTTCGAGAAGGTCAGCGCGGTTAGATTCCCGGAAGTCGTGCCGCCCGAGATATTGATGCCGCCAAAAGAGGCGGAGACGCCGCCGGCGCCGCTCGACCCGAAGCTAATCCCATTCGCGTTCTGGAAAGTGACCGTGCCGGACGTGTAAGTGGTGTTTGAGACCTGAATCGCGAGATTCGCAGGCCCCGTGGGACCGCCAGCGCCGCTCACTCCAGTCGGCCCTGTGGGGCCATTGCCTGTCGGCCCCGTAGGCCCTGCCGCGCCAACTCCCGTGGGCCCAGTGGGGCCGGTCGGGCCGACGGCGCCAACGCCAGTGGGTCCGGTTGGGCCGCCTCCAGTGGGGCCGGTCGGGCCTGCCGCAGCAGTCGGGCCCGTCGGGCCACCAACACCAGTTGGACCTGTGACAGATGGACCTGTGGGGCCGATTCCGGTGGGACCGGTCGGACCGGTCGGCCCTTCAATTCCCGTGGGTCCTGTCGCGCCGCCCGCCGAGCCTGGCGAGCCGGTGGGGCCCGTCGGGCCGGATGCGGGACCGGTTGGGCCTACTGGGCCAGTTGGCCCACCCAGGGCGGCAACTTGCGCGACCGTGGCGCGCGCACTCGCGCCAGCCTGCACGATTTCAATCTGCTCATCGCCAACTAAGGCGACTGCTTGAACGAGCTGCGGAATGGTAGCATTCGCCATCTAAGGCCGCTCCAATGCGATATACCCTTGATTATTCTCAAGAAGTATATTCCCTAAGCCATTCTCCAGTTCAATTAAGAATGTGGCCGCCACCGGTTGATTGCACATCTCCAAGCGCAGTACGCCGTCGCCATGCTCCAATTCAATGAATCCAGAGCCATCCTCTAGCTCAAATAGGCAGACCGTTTGCAGCGTCAGCGGCGGTCCGAAGATCTGCGGAATTTGGACGTACCCTAGCGTCATGGCAGCCCCACGAGACACGTGGTAATCAGCGTTCCCGGCTGCATAAGCGATCCAGCAGGATTCGATCCATACGTCATGTACGTGAACGCCGTCGCCGTCGTGACCGTCACGCTATAGAACCCGCACGCTGGCGACCACGAAAGCCCATCAACGGCAACTTGGGAGTTATTTTGCAGGCCATGCACCGCCGAGCATGTCACCGCGACCGTGGCTGAGTCATCTGCGATCACCGACAGTACCGCGAGCGCCACGCCGAAGTGCTGCTGCGTCGCGCCGTTGTACGGCATGACGGCATTCTGGTTTAGACCGACAGGGAGACCAAAAGGATCAATCGCGCGATTCTGATTATCCTCCGTGATGCGCAAGGTCGTGCCTGGAATTGGAATGCCGGTTTTTGGATCGAGCACTGTCGGCGCAGCGAGAGAGCGGTAATTGGAGCGTGACTCGTCGAAGTTCTCCACACTCGGATAAAAGATCGGCGTGGGGTCTGCCGGCAACGTGATCGCGCGCAATTGTTCTTGCGGAATGTCTAGACAGCGTTTGCATACGAGAATGTATGTGTTCTGAAGTTGCGCGCCTCTCCACTCAAATTGGAATGTGAGATCGACGCGGTTGTACCACATTGAACAGCGCTGACAGACGGCAAATGCCTGCGGCTTCTTAGCCGAGACTCTAGCCCTCCCTGCCCGCGACGCGTAAGCCATTATCGCCAGTACCCCTGCACAACGGGAGAAATATAGTAGTTCGCGGTTTCCACATTTTGACGACTCGCAACTGCCCACGCCTCATCCGCGAGTGGCTTCAGCATCGGCACCTTATCCGGCGCCCATGAGAGCGCTAATCGGTACGCCAACCCAAGCGCGTAACTCTCAAGAAAATAAATCGGAATTTCAACTGCCGCACCATTTGCTAGATTCGAGTCCTGAGTCTGGCGCAACCGGTAATAGCTGAATGATGCCTGCTGCCCGTTTGGCGTGGGATACAGCGTCACTGTAGGCGACAATAATCGATCCATCCAATAGACCGTTGGTGTACCCTGACTAGCCTTATTCGGATAACTCGCATATTCCGTGCGGCTCACCGGCAACATGATGCGATCAATATTCTGTGCGCCATTGCTGATCGTAAAGTACGCATCCAAAATCACAATGGTATTCGATGGCACCGGATAGCTTGCGACGCCTTGTACGAGAGTGACGGTCTGAAGATCGACCTGCCATAAATTTACACCGTCCGAACTCCAGCGGCCCATCAGCAAATTAGTCGCCATGCGCGCATCAACAAAATGCTGCTGCGTCAATGCCGTGCGCCGAACTCCGCACAGACCATACGCATATCCGACCACATCACCCATGGACGGGTCGAAGTTATACGTGCCTGTGGTATTCGGCGTACTCACGCGGCCTCCTGCTTGGGCTGCAAATCAGCCTCAATCAATTCGACATTGCGTCGCAGACGCATATCGTTAGGTTCCATCTCGACGCATTTGCGTGCATGCTCAAGTGCCACATCCTTCATTCCCAGATTCCACGCGGCAATCGAGGCCCAATCGTGCGGCTGATAGCCCCACACGGCTGGATCCACGGTGTAGAGTTTTTCACGCTTGACGATATAAAGGGCCGTCATCGCAGCGCCGAAGCACTCAGCCCAGCGCTGCGTGAAGTAGCATATTTTGGCTAGCTCGCACCACGGCTCACGCGTGTACTCAGCCTCTGAGCAGGCGCGGCGCGCCCATTCCAGCGCTAGCGCCCACTGCTTAAGTTCCGTGTAACAGCGCGAGATCACCCGCATGGCGTAGCAGCGCTCATTTGGCCACGTAGCGCGCGAGAGTCCTAGATAGCGCTGGGCCTGATCGATCGCATCCTGCCAGCGACTGGCGAAGGAGAGTTCGCGCGCGTAGTAAAAGGCATT